ACAATAAATCCTTTTAGTCAAACCTCGCTTAATGCGGGGTTTCGTTTTTTATGGATTAACGAAACAGTACAAGGTGTTAAAAGTTAGATCTGCTACCGCCTGCTCATCTGGATCGCTCGTCGGAAAAACCACACAACCACACAACACGGCCAAAACCACAGATAACCATATGAATAATAATTGAAATATTTGTGTGGTTTATACCCTCACAGACCCACACAAAAACCCACACAGAAAATAATATTCATATATATCAGTACATTAAAAATCACAGTTGTGTGGTTCAGAAACCCACACATTGTGTGGTATTTGTGTGGTATTTGTGTGGTTTATAGTATTCAATATTTATTATATATATCATGTAGATAACTATACTATTTAAGAGTTGTGTGGTTTGTGTGGTTTTTCCGACACTCCCCTGTGACTTTTGAAAATCTTGTTAATGGTCGTTTTTTGCTCTGATTTGTTAGTGTTAATGTTGGTATATATGTTTCAGTGTTGTATCTGGCACTAATAGCTGTATCCCATCACTGGCTGTGAGATTGATTTCAGTTACCCCGCTGAGCGTAATCCCTCGCCATTACAGCCCTCACAGTAATTTTTATTGGCAATGCCTCATGAGCAGCATTTCGTGAAAAGTCACGTAATCCGTGATGAACCCGCGCCATATCTGCAGTTGGTTAGTCTGGTATCTACAGTACCCCAGGCATCCAACTGAAAACCGCTGAAATCATTTGCACAACGTGCAATTGCTGTTTTTCGCCATGCCCCCAGCGCTGGCGCAGTCTGATGGTACGAACTGCACAAAACCCCAGTTGCAAAAAATTCTCAACACGAAAAGCGCAGGCGGGTGCGGTGTAGCGCGGTTTCCGTGACGTTTCCGCTTCCGCCGCAATGGGCTGGCAAACTTCGCCAGCGCCTCGCTGTGACGTTGTTTTGTATTCAGGCAAGTCTTTAGGTGTTGGGGGTAATGCGCAGCACTACATGGCGTAGGGAGGTAAAAAAGCCCACATTCGTGGGCTTAGAGTCAGGCGATAATACCCTGATATTTTGTTCGTGTGGCGCCAGCCTTTGTGGCCGTGCCGGTGAATGCTCCCGCGTTCGTCGGTGTGCCGGTTGACGGGTGGGAATGTGAGGCGCAAGTCGTCGCCAGTTCGGCCAGCAGGTCGATGGTATCGAGCATCATCTGCAGGGTATTGATACCCTCACTACCGATATGGACAGTCGGCCCCATGATTTGCTGGCCACCGGCCGCAACCGTTTTACGCAGGCCGGCAATCTTCTCGCTCAGTGCTGCAGCCTGCACATCGATGTTGCCAGTGACGGTGAGCGACTTATTACCGCCGATTTCAGTTGTGGCATCCTGTCCCACATGAGCCACATAATTGGCCTGGGTACCGACCGCATAATCACCGTTACATCCATGCTGGATAGCACCGGCCAGCAGCTTCGCCGGCCCCATCACCTTTGTTGTATCACCAGCATGGATGGTGGTTTCACGCTGCGTGATGGTCCGCGTTTCGGTATCCGCTTTCACTTCACGGTGCATAGAGCTTTCAGCGATAGTCTGATCCGTTGTGCGCTGCATGTGCCCTTCCACTGTCACGCGGCTGGCCACGCCTTCGCGCTGCTGCTGCAGCTGCTCGCCGGGTTTGACATCAGGCAGGCTGGTACCGTCTGGCAACGTCTGCCGAATAAACGGCTTATCCGGACGTCCGTCCATGAATGCCACTTCAACAAGAGTACCGACCGGCGGGAACTGAAACTGGCCACTGTCGTGACCCGCCATAGGTACCGGCACAGGCACCGCCTTATACACCGGCGTGTCCGGTACCGGATTACCATCTGCGTCCTGCAGCTGCAGGTCAACGGCATAACGCGGCCGGAATTCGTTGGCAATATTGCCACTGCTCACCGGTTCGCTGTGGGCGATAACTACAGCCCGGCGCGGTACATGTAAACTGCCAGCCAGTTCAGGGAACGCTTTCTCCATCTGGCGACGTATAAACGGTTTACTGAGGGGATTGCCACCGGCATCGAGCGGTGTCCAGGTCAGCAACATATCGTCGTTCATCAGTCGGACCATGGTAATGCGCTGACCGTTCACCATCGCACCCGGTCGCAGTGTCGGTACCATCGGGATAGTCATACTGTCGCCGGCGGCCGTGGCCTGATTAAATTCTTGCGGGATAGTGACAGGCTTTCCGGCCAGCAAACTGTGCGCATAGCTACCGGTGAACATATTACCGTCCGGCAACTGGTACCAGACATAATCCGGTATGCTAAAAGCGCGGCCAAGGCTGGCCAGCAACTGCCAGCCAGTACCCCCGTGCGTAAAATGGGCTATGGGTTTATCGGCGTAATCGACATCAGAGGGAAGTGTGAACGTCAGCCCCGAGTGACCGGCCAGCCAGTCAGTGACAATACGCAGCGTGGGGTGCTGAAATGAACAGGGAACCTGCCTGTCCAGTGTGCCGACCAACTCACGAACAAACAGTTTTACACTGCCGTTCTCTGCCGGCTGCGACCGTTCCACATACCCAGTAAACCAGCGGTACATCATTTCGGGATAGCCGATATCGAGGCGCACCAGTTTGCCTGTGTAATCCTCCCCAGTGACCGCCGTAATAAAACCACGGCCTCCGGATGATAGTTCCAGTACCAGATTGCTGTCCACCAGGGGGATTTCGTTTCCGGAGAGATACAGACGTTTAACCGGGCGCATCAGTCCACCACCTTACCCAATGAGTCATTGACAGGCTTCAGCACTGTTTTTTCAAACCACGTTAGCTGCTGATCGGATTCTTTCGCGTCGGCTGCTGCCCCACTATCTGATGATGAACCGCCCTGTTTTGCTGCTGCAGAACCGTTACGGGCATCATTACGCGCCTGTCGTTTCTCCGGCACACTGTGTTTTTCACGTAAGGTGAACTGGACTGCCCATGCCATCTTCCCATCCTGCTCTGCAGCCTCGAGCTTTCCGGCAAAGACCACCTGGCGAATCCCCACAACATTGGCCGTCAGGTTGGCCACACGCCATGTTTTCATCGCCCCGCCGCCGGTTGTTGTACTGGCCATCGTTGCCAGCCGGGTCAGCGTTTTATCGTCCCTGAAAGGAATAAGACCGCTAACCTGCAACTCTTTGGCTTTAATACCCTGCTCCGCATGGGTGGTGCTCGATGTCTGACCGCTCTGGTCTTTATCCTGATACTGCATACCGAGCGTAATGCGCAGATTTTTCATGATAATGGCTTCGCCATCGAGCGCGAGAATAATGTTAGCCAATCATTGCCTCCAGTGCGCTGAGATCACTTCCTGTGAAAAGAATGGCTGCAGTATGTACCGCATCCGGATGGGGGATATTTTTTACCAGCTCCACAACCGTAGTCGTCACCGGCCCTGTCATATTGAAAAACCAGACTTTAGCCGATTTCGCCTGCAGTTCCGTCACCCCGCTTGCGATGTCTGCCAGTGCGGCCGTTCGCTCCTGAAGAAAGCCCGCCAGCCCGGTGGTGATCGAACTCACGCTGGCAGCTGCGGCCGCTTCAAGTTTTGCAGCCTCTACACGCGCAGCATTCAGTGCCTGCCGTGTCGTTTCAGTTGCAACGGTAATCGGGGAAGGTAATGAAGAACGCACATCAGGCAGCAGCATTTTCACCTGTTCCAGCTCACCAAACGACTGTGCCAGCCGGCGCACCTGTTTCAGCTCCGGCATGGGCAGCACTGAAACGACGGAATCAAGGGATGAAAGCAAATCGCTGTGCGTGTTTTCACACAGCATCATGATGATATTGTGTGAGCCGGCCCCTTTCTCCAGCAGGCGTTTACCCAGATAAGAAACAGCATTTAACGGGCTGAGATAACCCCCTGACTGGGTATGTTGCCCCAGCTCCGGCACCCAGGGGTGGGCAGGAATAACACTGCAGGATAGTGAGGATAATTGCGCCGGAATACGCAGCGTTCCCTGCTGCCAGCTCATTATGATTGCTCCGGTAATTCAGTGTCAGGTACTGCAGAATTCCCGGTCAGTACTGGCTTACCATTCCTTGCAACGATGACGGCCTTCCCTGATTCCTGTCCAGCCATTAGCTGGGAATAAAGCTCAGGAGCAATTTTTATTGCATCATCAGGCCAGGTTCCAGCTCTTTCATACAATGTCTGTAATGCTTCTGCGTAAAAGGCATTATTCGCTGCGCTGTAAAAATAGTTCATATTAATATCCTCTCGCTTCCCAAAAAATATCTCCAGAACGCGCATCACCTTCATTACCATTAGACTGGAATACGACAATGGCAGACGTATTATTCTGGGCATCCCCCCACGAACTGAGCATTGTCTGGTTATTCGCCATCTTTGTACTGCGCCTGATTGAAGTTTTGAACGAAATGCAGGCATGAGGAAATGCGGTTGGAAAATTGAGTGATGCCGGCGAATCATCACCGACGTCTCTGACCAGGCCCCACTGAACGATTTCCCCGGTCGAGCCATCTAATTTCCAGCCAGTTATCCCCAGTGAAGCAAAATTTCTTTTCTGTAACTGAACGACAGCATTGGAATCTTTATGGCGAATATAAGGACTATTGACATCATTCATCGCAAAACCCGCAAATGTCGCCCCATCGAGTTTAATAAACCGTTCATCCGACCATGGCTGGCTGGCCATGTTCCCCGCAGGACCAACGATATTGCCATTGTTTAACAGCACCCAGGTACGGGTAAAACCGCCATTGTCAGTCATTACAAGGGCAAAACCAGTATCGTGTGGACTAGAGTCAGGAGGGCAATAAACACCCACGCCGGCCTCCAGAACCCATTTTCCCGCTGTATTTTTTGCCTTCAATGCCGAAAACTTTGACACTGAATCGGGAGCGATATCCGTTTCGGCCAAATATCCGTTGGTAGCTGCCGAGTTGTACATCCCGGGATAGACCTTCGATTTGTATAACGGTTGTTCACTCCCGCTGGTCACCACATTCCCGGTATTTGAGCCAATCACCAGCCCCAGAAATTCGCACAATTGAGCAACATTCTTTCCACTAAGATTATTCAGGGTGTTATCGAGTGGCTGCTTGCCCGCCAGCGCGTTAAGCATGGTTGTTGAAAAATGCGGGTCATTGCCCAACGCAGCAGCCAGTTCATTCAAAGTATCAAGCGCCGCCGGTGATGAACTGACTAACGCCGCTATGGCCAGATTGACAAACTCCGCAGTGGCCAGCGGAATAACCAGATTAGATTCAGCATGACGCAGATAGGGTTTTGTCGCGTCGTTGCTGTCAAACCCAACAAAAAGTGCACCATCCGATTTAATGTATTCTCGCCACGGCCCCCATGGGCCATTCAACCCATTCCATGGTGCACCAAGCCCGCGAACAAATTTTCGGCAATCACTAAATGTCGTGTATTCCTGCTGACAACCATAGGCAGAGGGCGTCACCAGCAGTGAGCCTGCCTGTAATACCGGATAGTTATTTACGCTTGTTGCGTTAGCATTCATTTCCTGGAAATAGACGCCAGCCGCCTGTGCGGATCCCAGTGTATTTAAATCAACTGCCAGTGGGGTTTTAGTCACCTGCAGCGCGTTCACAATCCGAGTGTCATCACCTGCTGCCACCGTTCCTGGTGTACTTCCCACATCAAGTAATGCCGCACCTTTTAACTCCAGTGCGTTACGGGCATCAGCTTTATTGGCCACATCGTTGAGATTATTTTCTTGTTTCAGAAAAGCGGCGTTTTTACGCAAATCTGTGACAGAGCCATCAGCATTGATTTGTGCGACCGCAAAAACGAAATGATTTACGTCATTTTTCTCGTAATCAGCCAGCGTATCAGCCACGGTAACCACCGTACTGACCTGCCAGACACTGGTCAGTGTTCCGGTAAAACTTGTATCAACCCAGACTTTTACCGGTTTATTGGCGACAGTCAGCGCCTGATCTGTCGCTAGTTTGGCACGCAGCCCACCGACATAACCAGCACCCGCAGTCACGCTGTAATTGTTCCCGGAACGCTTAACCAGAAAACTATCCCCGATAAATGCGCCGGCGCCATAAACATCGATATTTTCAACCCGGAGGCGCTCATCCATCCCTGCCAGACGCGCAGTAAAATCAATCTGCCAGGTTTGCGCCGGCGTGGTGATATTTGTCTGTTTTTTGGCACCGTCATATTCCATCAGAAACGAGCGGGTCAAGACGTTTCCCTGCACACCATCGGCATTGGCCACTTTGCTTTGAACGGGAGCATGGACAATCATCGCCAGTACATTCGACGTTTTGTTGACCAGACCAACCCAGTTGAAATCAAAATCCCCCACGGCCGTGCCGAGGGTTACGGAATAGACAACCGCGTTATCGTTTACGACGCCGGTTAAAGCCACATCAGCACGATGCACAATCTGCGCGTCAGGGGGAATAGCTTCATTTGGATCAATCGGTGAAGAGATATCCAGATTGGGGACATTGGCAAAAATAAACCCGTCCAGCACTACGGCTTCCCCCGTTACCGCCTGCTGGGCTTTCAGTTGTTCAAACGCGCTGGTAATCACTGTCTGTGACATAATTTCTTCCCTGAATGACATTATTTTGATGCTGTATAAACCACATAATCCCCGGTGTACCAGCCAGCCCGAATATCAAGCGTGTCGATGGTGATCACCTCATAGTCATAACGCCTGCAGGTACGGCCATACTGCTTGATAATTTCACGCAGCAATTCCCCATTAGAGGCAATCTGCCCGTCACTGACCCGAATGGTGATCACATCCCAGTCTTTACCCGGCTGGCGCTCCTGCAGTTCCACATACCCGATACCGAGGCGTTGAAAAATAGCAATAAACCCCTCAACACTGCCGGCATCCAGGGCATTTACCCAGGCGAACGCCACACGCTTACGGTACAAATCGAGCGGTTCGCTATTAAACCGGGTAATATCCCGTTCCCACGCCAGCAGGTTCAGAATCGGGAGTGGGCACACCAGTGGGTCAAACTGTTTTGCAGGCCACTTCAGCCACTCATAGAGCTGCGACCAGAATTTTTTACAGGCTCTGAGCAGTCTGGCCAGTTCACCCTTGCTCATCCAGAAAGGCAGCTTAAGCCGCGAGAAATCAGGCATTGCTCAGACTCACTGTCAGTGTTTTAAGACGAGGAACAGCCAGGTCGCTGCTGATATCCGCCAGTGAAAACACGACTGACTCAACATCCTGAAACTGCTCATGCAGCTCGCGCCCCAGTTGCGAAAACGAAAAGCGGCTGTATGGCCAGGTTTTAACAACGTCAAAGTCCGTATTTTCCCGGAACGCACAGCGGATTAGATTGGTCACACCTGATTTCAGCGCCGCCTGCTCGTCGGCTGTCAGATTGGTCAAATTGACAACATATACCGTTGCGGTCAGGTCATGCAGGGTTTCAGGTAAAGCCATGCACTGCAGATCGTCGCCGTGGCCATGGTGCCCCTGCGTTGTGATGAAGTCATTCACCGCTGTGAGAAAAGGCTGTGATGCCTGACCACTATCAAGCAACAGATAAGCATTCGCCGTTCCTGGTCCCCGGGGGGCATCATGTTTGAAAAAGATACGATCCACTGACAGTCCTGCCACACCAGAAATCATCGAACGGTAAACCGCATCAGTATGGTAATTACCTACCAGATTGAACTGGTTACGACACCGCTCCCGCAGTTCATCATCTGACTCATCATCCCCGCCTGGTGCCGTCAGCCAGTCATCCTCATTAACCACACTGGCAATGCCAGTGACCGCCACCGGCAGGATCCGGTAATATCCGGGAGCCAGATTCCAGGCTGCGCCGGCACCGGTAGCCTGCACCGGTATCAGAGCTGATGCAGTACCAACAGGTATCGTGATATCTGCTGTCACTGACACCTGGTAAATGGTGCCATTGATACGTTCAGTCTGAACCACCGTACCTGCCGTCACGCTGACAGCCTGTGCTGCAGAGGCTTTGGTAAACCGGATAACTCCCTGCGCTGCGCTGGCGGGTTTTGGGGTGACATTCAACCCCCACGCAAGCAGGCGCAAAAGCTGTCCACTGGCCGTGGCAACAAACATATTGCGCATCACAACATTAATCAGCGCACTGATGATCCACATCACAGGCGTCGTGATGAGTGCAGTAACCAGACGCCAGAATGGCGACATGCGCGAGGTATTGGTTACCATGCCTTCTGCCGTCACAATCCGGTTAAACTCGGCGCGTACGGCATCCTCAGTCACCGGCATTCCCGCATCCTGCAGGACTTTCTGAAAATCAGGTTTCGGCATTTCCATAGTCAATTCCCTGTGAGAGTGGTCCGAAATCGTAGGTATCTGCAGTGACAAAGAGCCTTGTGGTACTTTCTTCTGTGACCACAGCCGTACCCGGAACAATGCGTTCGTCATCTTCAATCAGCAAAATCATCTGGGTGAAAATGTCACTGCGCAGCGTAGGGCTTCGCTCGGCGATCAGCGCGGTGGCCAGCCCGCTTTCCATAATGGCGTGAACCAGATCCTGTCCGATGCTGTAGCGGTTATTACAGAGCACCGGCTCATTGCCGGCATTCAGTGCGATATCCCCGCCAGTGATCAGCAGGTCTATGAATAGCGCGTTCATCCCTGTGTCTCCTGCCATTCACGTAAAAGTGCCGGCGTTGGCATCTGCTGCACCTGAATAGTCGTGTTGCCAAACGTTTTACGCTGGTCGATGGTGGTCTGACCGTTACTTACTGCGCCTGCAGCCTGAACGCCATTTCGTCCAACACCCTGCGCGGTACCTCCGGTCAGCAATTCAGGTGCCAGTGAGGCTGGCACTGCAGGATGAGCCTGGGCAGTCTGCATCAAATCAATGTCAATACCCGGTAACTTGTTAAGCCCGCTCACTATCCAGTTAAACGTATCGCTGAAGCTGGCTTTAATGACCTGCCACAATCCGGAGAACATATTGCCAATCGCCGAACTCATATTTTTGAACGACTCAATCGGCGATGAGAGGTTGAAAGCAGCAATAACCTCCAGCCATCCCTGCTTAATAATGCCTATTGCGTCAAATAAATGACCCGTCCAGGTGATAACCAGCTGAATGGGTGACAGGATCAGACCAATGGCCTGCGCCACGAACTGGCCACATGCCACGCCCGCACTGGTTACACCCTGGAGTTCTGCGGCGCTGGACTGGATGGGGGAAATCAGATTAACAAACCAGCCAAACAGCGCTTTAACCGTGTTCCATACTCCGGATATCGCACGACCAATCAGGCTGAATACACCATCAAACGGCGAAAGTGATCCGGCTGCCTGAATAAAACCATCAATAAAACCGCTGATGAACGCCTTAATCGGTTGCCAGCAGGCATAAACCGCCAAGCCCAGTCCGGCTATCACCGCAATCACGGCCAGCACAGGCCACAGCAGGCTGGTAGTCGCAATACCTGCGGCCCCCGTGGCAATGGAGTACGCCAGCATTGCACCACGGATAAACGTCATTGTGGCGCGAAAAGCCAGCATGGCTTTGTTACTCACCCACAATGCTGCGGTATAAATGCGTACGGGCAACGTTACTGCGCCCCATGCCGCGCGAAATGCCAGCAATGACAATTGCCCGGCGCCCAGCATCAGATTGACAGCCGCACCTGCAGCTGTCGCACCAATGATGGCCATAACAACCAGCCCGATAGATTTGGTGATATGCGGGAATAATTCCTGCCAGCGCATAAATTGTTTGCCGGTATCAGCCACGCCGTTCAGCAACGGATAAATCGTCGGTAACAGCGTGCTACCAATGACGATCCTGACAGCGTCCATGTAAGCGGTGAGCCGTTCCCAGGGATCCACCATGTTTTTCGCCATTGCCACGGCTTTGTCCAGGCTGTTCGTTGAGCCAATGGCAACAATATTGTCCTTCAGCTGCCCGGTGTTATTTATCAGTAGCTTAATCATGGCCACAGCTTCATCGGATCCAAACGCCTTTTTGATGAGATCAGAATCAGCAACTTTACTCAGGTCACCGTATTTCCCCCGGATCAGCTCCAGTATCTGCGGCGTGGACTTCATGCGCCCGGAGGCGTCCGTAAACTGCAGCCCCAGCGTTTTCGCCGCACCACCGACGCCGGCAAGGAAAGACTTGTATTTAGTCCCGGCCTCCGAACCCGACATGGTGGCCTGCAGCTGACCGAGAACCGCGAACTGTTCTGACACATCCGCACCGGCGGACGTCGCTGACGCCCCCAGCGCAGTGAATGCCCCGGACATTTCGTTACCTGTGGTTTTGAACATCTGCACGGCATACGCCGTTTTGCCGGCAATCGCGTTAACCCAGTCAGCATTGCCCATTGCATCAGCGTCTTTTTTGAAGATGCCGTACATGGTGCCCATGTAGTTGGTGATGGTGGCCGCATCGGATTTCGTGGCTTTAGCCAGCACGCTCGAGGCGTTAGTGAATGCAGCCAGATCGTTGCCGGCGAGGCCAGAAATCGCCGACTGGATATCGTAGGAAGATTTGACGAAATCGGCGGCGCTGCCACCGTACTCGATAGAGAAATTCATCGCCGCATCACGCAATGCGTTCAGCGCGTTCTCGGCGGTACCCAGGCTTCGTACTTCACCCAGCGCCATGTTCATTTCGTGCGCCGGCTGCAGTACCGCTTTGATGCCCATCCCTACACCAAGCAGTCCGGCACCGCCGACCGCAACATTGGCAAACGCCTGCCGGGAAGCACCAGCAAAGCCCTTAACCCCGGCCTCTGCCTGTTTCAGCGGCCGGGTAATTTTATCAATCAGTGAGAGGGTAAAGTCGAGTTGTGCGCTCATTTGTCACCGTTCAGTGCCAGCGCGATACCGCTTGCCACGGACTTGCGCATGTTCTCCCAGTGACGGTTATCCAGCCAGATGGCCGCAGCAATGCTGTCAGGATCGTCGCCGTCCGCTGGCAACCAGTGGCGGCGCAATATCAGATACTGCGCCAGCCCGTTATCATCAATAGCCCGGACCCGGGCCGTCAGTTTTTTACTTCGATTTCCAGCTCAGGCACAAACTGCTCATTCACCTTGGCGGCCAGCTGCAGCGGAACTCCCGGTTTTTCCAGCAGCTTATCAAGTGCCTCTTTACACTCTGTCGCGACGATACGGCGCAAATAATTATGGGACGGGGCCACTTTGTTATCCGGCATCAGCTCATTGATATATTTGTTATAAGCTGGAGTCGTTGGCAGAAACTTCAGCTCTGTACCGCAGACAACCAGAGTGACCACATTGTTTTCTTTACTCATTTTTCGCTTTCCTTCGCAAAAGAATTTCATTAACAAGAGAATTATGGCGAGCTGCACACACAGGGTAGATATCCTGATAACGCAGTAAAGCAGCAGCCAAATCACGACCCGTTCCCCCCTGCAGTCGGGGCAGATTTTCGGGGCAACGTGTCAGCAGGTTTTCCTGATAAGGCACGTTCGGCCGCACTGGCGGCGTTGTTGTACATCCTGACAAAATCATCAGTGACGCAGACATTAGTAAAAACGGGTTTAACGATCTCCGTGCGGATTTCCACTGGCGCGGCATTTTTCAGTCCCTCGAGTTGTTGTTCCAGCTGCCGGGATGAATCTGCCGATACCGTCACCAGTTCATCACGCAGTTTCTCACCGGTCGCTCTGGCTGCTTTATCGACGACCAGCTGAACCGAATCCTGATACCAGCCCCGGGTAAACCATCCCGCACACAGACCGATAATCAGCGCCCACAGTGTTGCCCTGTTCATCATCGCAGCTCAAAGTGCGGGCAATCCCAGTTGTCATTACCGACAGTGTGCCCATCGCCATTGAAATCACCGCCCCAGCGCAGCGTAACCCCCAGCTCACTGGCAGCAGCAAACATCGCATCACGCAACGGGAAAAACTCTGCCGCTTTCCAGGTACCACCCACAGGGAATAAATCCACTGCCAGCCCGTCCTGATGTTTGCTGTGTGCCACCTTTGTTTTGCGTTCTGCCAGCAGCTGACGCTGACGCTCTGCTGTACGTAACCCTTCAATGACGATGAAATCCACCTTCGACAACTGCAGCGCACGACGCACCACAGCCTGAAGTTTTGGGTTAACTCCGCGCAGGCTTTCCTCGCTGCGACGACTGAAAACAAATCCGTTGCTCATTCACTATCCCTCTTTTTACGTCGTAGCCAGATTTCCAGAGCCTGATGGCCACCAATACCCAGCGCAGCCCCCAAACCGATAATCAGCAAAGGACTGGCTCCGGGCACCTGCAACAGCACTGCGCCAGCGGTGGTGGAGGTCAGACTGCCGATAATCACCCGCGAAAAAAACAGTCGCGGTGTGATGGGGTCATTACCGTCAAGCATCTTGCCCAGTGCAGCCAGAAAACCAATAACCAGCAGGGTATACAGTGTTTTTTCATGTTCCTGCATACCCGCCTCAGCCAATCAGGTTGCGTACGTCATCACTGGACAGATACGGCACACCATTAATCTTGATGAACTCCGGAGAGGTCACGAAAAACTTCGCCTTGTGCGTCAGCGTTGAACCACCTTTAGGATCGATATCCAGCAATGAGGTCACCACAAGTTTGCAGCCGAATGCCTCCACCTTAAGCTCTTCATCACCCGCTTTGGCATACCACATGGCATCAAACTCCGGGATGGCCCGCCATGAGCCAGCACGCGCGGCCATCGGGGTAAGCTGGTCTTTCAGTACCCGGGAAGAAAACTCCACTTCACCATCTGCGGCCACGTCCCCGGAAACAGAGCCATCCGGTACGCCGCGAGTCTGTGCTGCAGCAGTGTTGTCGGTGATATCGAGAGAAATTTTGTCGAAATGGATCAGTTCACCGGCAAAATTGCAGTCAACAGACTGACCAGAAATACGTCCCATCAGGCATTACCTCCCTGTAAGCTCAAATCCAGCATCACGGACGCCTTGATGCCTTTCGGGCAGTCATAGGTACGTACAATGATGTAAATCTCCACCTGTGTTTTAGTGCGCCAGAGAATTTGCACATCACCATCCTGTGGTGGCATACACTCCCCCGGGAACGTCACACCCTGAATACGCACCGTTTTGGACATCTCACGCATGGGTGCGGCGAAATATTGCTGATGCGTCGCAATGCTGGTTGGCGTGGAGTTCAGCGCACGGTCGGAAATTTTCGGGATGGCCAGCAGGCGAACGCGGCGACAGACTTTATCGATAACGCGTTTGTTCTCAATCGCCTGAAAATCGCCCCCCTCAACATCAAGCGTGACGCCGTCAGCCCAGTAGTACCCGTCATAATCCGGATACCACATTGGTACCGAGAAACGCGCCTTATTCAGCGCCTGCAGCGTGGCAAGTCCCAGTTCCACACCGTCTTTATCCACTGGCAGTTTGCCGGTAACGTTCAGTCCGACCACCGGGCCGGTTTTAACGCGGGACGGACTGTCAGCGATAGTGACGGCACGATTGCAAAGGCGACCGACATACCCCCCCGGCTCTGCGCCAAACAGACGCGGAACCAGCGTTACGCTGCTTTCAGCGACACCCTGCTGGTACGCCGTGACACGGGAAAGATAGTCAGCCCAGGATTCTGTCGAGGGCACAATGCCCTGGACGGAAAGATACACATGCACCCAGCGCTGCCATTTCGCGTTAATGTCCGCAATCAGGCTACTGGCGCGCAGAATATCCGCCTCGCTGGCGATATCGTCACTGACCAGAACCCCTTCCACCGAACAGACCGCCATCGCCGCTTCTGCCGCACTGGCAAAGGTGACTGCCGGCTCATCTTCATTCAGGATCCAGACATAGCCAAACCAGTTATCGCCGGCATTACGCATCGCAGCCTGAAGGTCTGTTTTAAACACACTGTCGCCAGCGCCAAGCAGTTGATCAAAGTCCGTCTGGGTATTGACCGGGATGACCTTGTTAGCGTTCGGTACCGATGCACCGGCTGTACCCGGGGTGACGGTCGCGCCGGCGGCGTTAGTCAGCTTCAGCAGTGGACCAATATCAGTCCCGGGCGATGCAGCACCGGCAACGGTGATTGTCGCGGCTGCGCCGGTCGTCAGGGTCGTCACCACAAAGCGTCCGGCAGCATCATCCCAGTTCACCGTGGCCAGCGAGCTGAGTTTTGCCTGCAGTTCGGTGGCGACCTGCGCAAGCGTAGTGACAGCAGACAAATCAACACCGGTAATATTCTTTTCAGTGCCGTTGATTGTCAGCTTCAGGGCACCATCACTGACGGCCGTAAATTTAGCAATGGCTTTGTCTGCCGTTGCCAGCGTCCCGCCGGTCAGTATCGCTGCCGTAGCAGCGCCACCGGTGGCTTTCAGTGAGCCGATGAATAACATCACCCGCTCGATTTCTTTGGTTTCGCCCTGCAGCTGGTTGAGCTGATCGACGTCTACAACAGGCCAGGCCATCCTTAACCCCTTATATCCTGTGCATTCACATCCCAGCCGAAACCAATAGCCTGCAGCTGGCGAGCGAGTGCGTTCATAAAATCCGTTTCCCCTATACCCAAAAACTCACGGGCAGGCAGAGTGACGGTCCATGTCTGTTTTGCCGGAGTCCCCTCCAGCTTGCGGATCAGCATCCCTGCCTGAGCAGCGCTGACCTTCGCCTGTATCTCTTTGTAACCCGGCGTTCGCCAGCGTTTGCCGCTGCGCATTTTGAACCCTGCTTTACGCAGACGTTTTGCCTGGCGTAATGTTGCCGGGCCGGACTGGCGACTGCTCCCTGATGACTGACGGGCGCTGATTGTCGCTGTCATGCCATTTTGCTGTGCATAACCCACCGTGCCGGCAGAGACTTCGCGCGTGCCATTACGGTAGTTTCCCCCGCTCAGATAGAGCCTGACGGCATCAATCTCGGGCATCTCACGGATTCGGATGAGCTTTGGCATATTGCGCAACATCTTGCCTTTGCGCTTCGTTTTACGCGGTGCCCATGCCTCCCCATCGGGAGACTGTTGATTGCGCACGTTCCGCTTTGCCGCTGCCACCATTCCATATTTCGCCAGACGCCACAGCAGACGACGACGCTTAGCCGGCGGCAATTCCAGTGACTTCAGCGCATCCCGCAGCGCTTTCAGCTGCGTGGGATTTAACTCACCTCGGATTGCGCCGGCCATGTACCGTTCCCGCTGCCGAAATAGAGTGTGGCCTGTTCAGCCGTCCAGACTGTCGCATCAGCCAGCATCCAGCGCTGGCCATCCAGTGGAATAGCCCCGTCAGCATCTTCAAGGAGATCGAGCGGTTCAGCCATCCGGGCGGTGACCACCACAATGGCAGTCTCGTCATCAATGATTTCCACATCCATCTCAGGCAGTTCCCAGTCCACGTTGATGGCATCCATCGCCGCAGCCCCGTCGTTCTGATACCAGGCCAACAACAGCGCCATAACCAGCTGCGGTGGGCAGAGACGATACGGGAAACGCTCCCATGCCAGTGTGGCGGTGTACTGCATGATGGCCAGACGATACTGCCCCGCCCCCAGGTCACGCGCAGCCGGCACGAAACGCACCTCATCCATGAGGCTGTCAAACCCGTCCATGGCACGTTCCGGCATGTTGCCTTTTACAAACTCAGTCAGCGATTCCAGCAGGCTCATATGATGGATACTCCCGCACGTGACAGCCCTTTGAGACTACGTAGCGCAAAATTTGCCTCTGCCAGTAATGCTTCCCGGGTTTCCTGGGCTGATGGCTGCGCATCGGTTTTTACCCGCACAATACTGGTCCATTCCCCCATCAGGTCGGCTTTCGCCCGGGCAAAGACAGCTTTGCGGTACTGCGCGGCAACGTAGCTTTCCCCTTCATATGACGGTCCCGGAACGGCAGAAGCTGTAACAATACCCAGACTCGTCCAGTGGTCACGGCGAGCAATCAGACTGGCATTGATCTGCGCCATTGCGCTGACCAGCGCATCAGCCACTGTGCCGGCGGCAATATCTGCCGGGATACTGCGGTTATCCTGAAAATCCTTCACGTTCAGGTCAGGCCAGAATCCATCGTTGGTGACTGCAATATCCTGATAATCAATGGGCTTGCCGTTGAACATACATTCCCCCTGGAAAAGACGGCTCAGACCAGGCTCCACGACAATGAAGGCTGATGCCTGTTGTCTCCCCTGCGAGCCGCCGTGGGTCGGTGCTCGTTACAGCGTCAGCTTTCGCCGGCGCTGTGCAATTTTGTCCCGAAGCGTACGCACCTGAATTTGTGGATACATATCCTGTGCTGCGGCCAGAAACATATCGGCTTTGGCCAGTTGCGCATCGTCATCGATAGCGGAGGCCAGTGGCCTGCCATCTTTCCCCCGAAGCAGCTGCAGGCCAGAGAATCGCAGATATTTAGCTTTGACGATCTCATTGACCGGCCATTCCTCCAGGACGCGCTGACTGACGCGGGAAAAGTACGGCTCTACCGCACGGCCGTTATCCGCTTCACGTTCAGCCCAGGCCAGCATCGTATCCGCAACAAAATGCGGGAAATCACTGCGGATATTGGCCGGCGTTTCCTGCCGCTGTTCAATGGCAATATCAGCCCAGTCCAGCGCCAAGCTGAAATCTTCCACATCAAACAGCCAGATGACGCAGTACGAAAACACCGGGTGCAGGTGAACCGCATCGCCATCGAGATACTCCCGGACATAAGGCATCCAGCGCGGCAGCAGCTCGTCACGCTTCATCACGATCCGCTGTCCAATCTGCGACAGGCTACGCAGTCGTTGCACATCCACCGCCAGTGCCGTGACCAGCAGGTGCAGGCTGTTGGGGGCATTGTTTGCTGCCTCAACGTTGCCGGCAGCCATTGCCTGCGCCGCTTCGACACGGCGCTGATGATCACGAAACAGGCTCATAACGTTCCTTACGGATTAGTGGTGGTGCCTTTGTCGCCTTCCAGCACGACGTTCGCCGGTTCGATACCCACAAACAGGGTTTCGTCTTCCACCACATACGCTTCGTTGCGGTAGTAGGAGTCCACCAGACCTGCCAGCTCGTCATCGTCTTTGAAGCCACGACGCATCGAGTCAGTCTGGGTATAAATCGACAAGTTGGAATAGGTGGTGATTACGCAACCACGCGCCGGGAACTGCGGTGGAACCGTTGCCGGCAGACCACCAAATGACCCCATCAGATCCATTTGTTTCATGGCGGCACGTTCGGTCGGCGTACGGCCATGCATCTTGCCGGCGGCATCAGCTTCTTTAGCGATGATGTCTGCGCCGACTAACAGAACAAGGTCAGTACGCTGACGGTGAACCGGATCGAGTCCCTGACGCAGGTCGTAGGCCAGGTGATCGAGACTGGTATAGTCTGCTGCAGAATCGGTACCAATATTGATTTTGTCGGCTGCTTTCCCACCGGTCAGGATATTTTTAGGCAGATTGTCACGCATCCACTGCATCCAGCCTTTGTTCACATCCTCCAGCAACTTATGCGCTGTTGGGTCAGAACTATCCGCAACAGACGTACCATTCCAGGCAATCATCAGCTGGTCGAGCGCAATCTGACGCTGGACGAACTGCGCATACAGGGACATAAACTGGTCACCCATACGCGCCCAGGTATCGGCCAGGTGCCAGGGCACAATCACACCGCTGTCAGTCGGAACGCAGGTATATTTCGCTCCTGCAGGGTTAATATTGCGGCGGTAGCGCCCGGTTGCTTTGCGGCCTGTGATGGTCTGCTGCATCCCGGCAAACACTTTCTCACCCTGGATATCAGTGACCAGCGGCATATTAATCAGGTTGTTAAAATCAACAGACTCCTGAACCGCACCCAGCAGGCGCTCTTCCTGTGGCCCGGAAATGGCAAAGGATTTACCCGCCAGAATCACGGCTGGATCAGCGCTATACTGTTTGGCCAGAATGTCACGTACCTGTTGTACGAGCTTTTCGGTTTGTGGTTTCATCCCTGTTCCTTACAGCCAGACTTTGTTTTCTTCGCCCGGATTTTCATCCGGCTTTTTGGTGGTACTGTTACCCGCCAGTGCATCGAACTTCTGGGTAATCGCGTCCAGCTTTTCATCCAGCTTGGCGACATTCGCCAGTTTGGTTTCCAGTTGGGTGAACTGCTCAACCGAGATACCTGTTACCACCGGTTTTTCTTCCGGTTTCACCTCGGGTTTGTCTGGCTCTGCTGAAGGCTTACCGCCGGCACTAAACGCTTTCACCTGTTCCTGAATGCCGGTGATAGCCGTATCCTGGCTATCCATACGCCCCATCAGCGCATCGAACTGTTCCTTGGTCATTTCATCCTCTTCCGTGGTTTGAGGTGGGTTTTCTTTTTGGCGACTGAAGAAGCGCTGCAGGAATGATGTTTCCCGGACCTCTGTTGGTTCGCTGATATCCTTCAGCTCACCCAGAGAGAATGCTTCTGCACCACTTTGAGACAGCTCTGACTGATAACTTCCCATGCTGAACATCAGACGATCGGTTCCCAGCGAGGCAGGAATATCGGTGACAGTAAGACCGACTAAATAGCATTCACCTGTGCCGGCAAAATTCTCTGCAACCTCAATCGAGGTGAACAGTTTCTGCCCTGCTTCATTAGTGGAGATCAGCCAGTCATTAGGCATTAACTGGGCAAACAATTTCAGAGTGCCATCAACACGCTCCGCTTTCAGACCATCCACCTCGCCATAGTTGTAGCTCCATGAACGGGCTTCCATGCTTTTATCGTGGCGTGGCCAGATAAGCGCCGTGTAAGTCTGGCGGTTATACGTTTTGGCCGCTCCCTGCAGCCATTCTTCCTTGATTTCGCGTCCGTCCGCTGTTTTCCCTGCGGTAGCAACACAAATCCAGTCTGTGCGTAAGCGTGGCATAACGTCCCTGTTCGTCTTAGTCCCTGGACTCCAGTTAAACGGAACAAGAGAAGAAATTCACTTAGCAGAGTTTCGTGGGGTTTCGCTGCATTTCGATAGCGGAACGCAGCGGAATTGAGCGGAATGCAACCTGTTGCCATCACGTCAGAATGGTCGAAAAGGAACTATGGCCAGAGGGAACATGGCACAAAAATATTCAGAGGAAATCAGGGACGTCGCCCGCGCCCTGTATCTCAAACGATGGACACCGCAGGAGATCAAAGAGGAGCTGCGGCTTCCCAGCGTGCGCATCATCTACTACTGGGCCGAGAAGTTCAGCTGGCGTGACTTGCTGAGCGAGGAAGGTGTTGAGGCAGCATTATCCCGTCGCATCCAGGTACTGACAGACCGTGATGGCAAATCGCAGCTCGAGCTGCAGGAGCTGGACCAGCTCGTTGGCCATCACGTAAAACTGCTGGCACAACGTGCAAAACGGGAAGAGAAGCTCCTGCAGCTGCAGCACCTGCAGGAGAGTGGCAAATCATGCGCTGATGGTACCCTCACGGATGAAGGTACCAGCCAGCAACGCAAAGGCCGTAAGCGTAAAAATGACGTCAGTGAAATTACCGCTGACAGCTTTAACGAGTGGGTGTCGGTACTGTTTGGGTACCAGCTGACGCTGCGCGAAAACCTGCATCAGAAAATCCGTAACATCCTCAAAGCCCGCCAGCTCGGTGCCACCTGGTATTTTGCCGGCGAGGCACTGGAAGACGCGATACTTAATGGAAAGCCACAGGTTTTCCTGTCAGCGTCCAAACGCCAGGCAGAAGTATTCCGACGCTATATCGTGCAGATAGCGCATAAATTTCTAGGCATCGAGCTGACCGGTAACCCGATACGCCTGAGCAACGGCGCTGAGATGAGTTTTCTCGGTACCAACAGCAATACAGCCCAGTCGGAAAGTGCCAACGTCTATATCGATGAATATTTCTGGATCCCGAAATTCCGCAAGCTGAACGACGTTGCATCGGCGATGGCCACACACGACCACTGGCGCATCACCTACTTCTCCACGCCCAGTTCAAAAGCGCATGAAGCTTACCCGTTCTGGACCGGGGATGAATGGCGACGCGGCCGGTCAGAGCGAAAGAACATTGAATTCCCGACCGAGGCTGAACTGCGTGACGGCGGCAGGCTGTGCCCGGATAAGCACTGGCGCTTTATTGTCACGATCGAAGACGCGGTAAAAGCCGGATTTAATCTGGCGAACGTTGATGACCTGCGCGACCGTTACAGTGGCCCGGCCTTCGACATGCTGTTTATGTGCGTGTTCGTGGACGATAAGGATGCCGTTTTTGCCTTCGACCAGCTGATGAAATGCGGTACCGACCCGGGACTATGGCAGGATTTTAAACCTGATGAGGCGCGGCCGTTTGACAACCGGGAGGTCTGGGGCGGGTACGATCCAAGCCGAACCACCGACAATGCGACATTTGTCGTTATCGCGGTACCACTGTACGCCGCCGAAAAGTATCGGGTACTGCGAAAGTGGGTCTGGACGGGCCTCTCATTCAAGTTTCAGGCCGAGCAGATAAAGAAAATTAAAGAAGCGTACAACCTTACCTACATCGGGATCGATGTCACCGGCATCGGTGCCGGCGTATTCGATATTGTCAGCGCGTTTGCGCCCCGGGAGGCTGTTCCTATCCACTACAGCGTGGAGAGTAAAAACCGCCTGGTCCTGAAGATGATCGACGTGGTTGGCGGCAACCGTATCGAGTGGGACCGTGAAGACAAAGACATTGCGGCCAGCTTTATGGCCATCAAGCGCACCACCACCGCCAGCGGTAACGCCATGACGTTCGTCGCCACGCGGTCACAGGAAACCGGCCACGCAGATTCATTCTGGGCGATATCCCATGCCATGCAGAACGAACCGCTGAACACCGAACATAAACGCAAATCGAGATGGGTCCTTGGATGAGTAAAAAAAACCGTAAACCCGTGACGGCAGAAAATACCGCGCCGGCGCAGCAGAAAATGAGCATGATCACCTTTGGTAACCCGGAGCGGGCTATTCTCAACCCGCTCGAATATGAACCGGTGTATTACGACAGTTCGAGCCAGTTCTACACGCTGCCGGTCAACCGGCTGGCGCTGGCTGAACTGCCGGACATTAACGGCCAGCATGGTGGTATTCTGCGTGCCAGAACCAACATGATCACCGCCGATTTTGTCAGTGGCGGTGGCATGGTGCAGGAAACCATCCAGGCTGCAGTGATGAATCTGCTCACCTTTGGCGATGTCGCACTGCTCAAGCTGCGTAATGCCTTTGGTAAGGTGATTGGCCTGCATCCCCTGCCCTCACTCTATCTGCGCCGTGGTAAAGACCAGAAATACTATATTGTGCAAAAGAGCGGTGCATTGACGTATGAAGAGAAAGATATTGTCTTTATCAAACTCTATGACACGCGCCAGCAGGTCTACGGCAAGCCTGATTATCTCGGGGGGATCCACAGCGCCATGCTCAACAATGAAGCCACCATTTTCCGTCGTCGTTACTACAAAAATGGTGCCCATCTCGGATACATCCTCTACACCACTGACCCGAACATGACGGACGAAATGGAAGACGAGATGAGAAAGCAGATTGCCGCCGGCAAAGGCGTAGGCAATTTCAAATCTATGATGATCAACATCCCGAACGGGAAAGAGAAAGGTGTGCAGCTCTTGCCTGTCAGCGATATGACCGCGAAAGACGAGTTTGTGAACATCAAAAATATCTCGATGCAGGATATTCTGAATGCCCACCGCTTTCCGCCGGGCCTTGCCGGCATGATGCCGAACAATAACAGCTCTTTCCCTGATATCACGAAAACCCGCCAAGCTTATCAGCGCGATGAAGTGACCCCGGTACAAAAACTGATTACTGATGCGGTGAACAAAGACACAGATATTCCTGCAAATTTACGCATGAATTTCACACAATCAACATCAATTGATGCATAATTAGCAATAATAGAACGTGAATAAAAACCGGTTATGATGAATGCAAGGAGCCTGGAATGCGGATCAAATGTCCGGAGTGCGGTGCAAGAGCAGTGATTAAATCCACCAATCCTATTCACCCGCAGCTCACTGAGGCGTACTGTGCCTGTAGTGATGTGAACTGCGGTCATACTTACGTTTTACAGGTATCTTTTAAACATACGCTAAGCCCCAGCAGAAAATCACTGGATGATTTACTGGTTGGACTTATCAGTTCATTAGGGATAAAGCAAAAAGCTGAGTTACTGGACAGACTGAATAACCCTACCCAACTACATAGCTAAACTATTGATAAATTATTATCGGGCGTCATTGCAACGCCCTTTAATTACTTACTTTCATCATCATCGTCATTTGATTTTGAATCAGTATTATCTAAATCGTTCTCCTTTGCTGGTTGCTTTTTCTCAGGGTATTCCAATTTGGGAAAAGCGGTGAGTGGCGCAAATTTTTTCGCCCACTCACTGGCTGACTGCAGAGCTGCCAGATTCTGGTCTGGCCATTTTAATCCGGGATAATTCTCAAACGCTGATAATTTCTTTGCCCACTCATTGGCAGATTTAAGGGTTTCTATGTTCTGGCCTGGCCATGTCATATTGTGCTGATTTATCAATAATGCTTGATTAAACCAATCACGATTAGGCCTGGCTAATTCTGCCTTAGTATAATTATCTTCTGATGTGTCATTTATAGAAAGAGGTATGGTAGACTTGGATATTTGGTTGACAATATCATCCAATTTATTTTGCTGCGCTATTATTTTACCATTTATATTTTTTAACGTTTGCTCTTTTTCTTCCAGTTCTTTTCTAACTTCTGAAACAGAATTCAAAATATCGTTGTAAGTTTTATTTTGAAGAGAGGACTCCCTTTCCCTTTCATTTATTAATAATTTTAAATCCCTCAATTTTACAGAAAGTTCTTCATAATCTTTTTCTAAAGCCCTAGTATCAAAAGTTATTTTCTTTTTCTCTTGATCGGCGACTAAACGAGCCTGAGCATCCGCATTTTCATACTCTACATTTTTAGTTATCTCTGCTTTTTTAAGCTCGAGATACTCCTGTTTTCTCAAGCTATCATTTTTGTTTTTCTTTGCTATAACACCATTTTGAAGGATATCGACAATGTATGCTACAAATGGAGTTCCAACTACAAAAAAAATCGAGGCTATAAACGGATACCAAAACGTGTGGGTGTGAGGAATACTTACACCCCAAAAAACACTGTTTGATGGCAAAGAGTTTATCTTTTCTATACGTTGTTCAATACCAATATTGAACGAAAATAGAAGTAAAAGAACACGGTCCCAGTTACACAAAATCCAGGACGAAATAAAACATAAAAAAAATGGGTTTGAAAGACGCAGGTTAACGGCCTTCATAACAGGTTCTGTTGAAACTGCCTTTACTGTATCAATAATCTTATCTAAATTTTCACTCATTTTTATATAATCAACCATTAAAATTAATAGATTGTATTTTTATAGTCAAAACAATGAGATTGTATTAGCAATACCATACAGAAACAACGTCAGTTCATCATTTTAAAAGCAGCATTTCTGCTGCTTTTTTTGCTTACTTTTCTCGACTAAAGATCCAGCAGTAATACGTTTCAGGACGACGGTATGTAGTTTCCTTACCGAGGTTATAGCTCTTGCTTACATCGCTGCGCACAGAGCAGGTCCTCAAATACTTGCGTTTAGTGCCATGCTTAAGCAGTTTTTTGATATCGACCATCGTGAAGTTGAGCCGCTGCCGGTAATGTGCGGCAATCTCTTCAAAATGGTTGAAGTTGACAGCAATTTCGTTCGGCTCAGAAACAGAGGAATGGTTCATTCCTGCTGATTCCTGGCTATCCAGATAATCGAACATCTCCCAAAACTCTTGTACTAGTGGATGATCCTGATTAAGTGCTCTTTGACGCTCTTCCGCCAGAGTTATTACATATTTCCAGCACTCCTGAATTCGTTCAGGCGGAACAGGAACCACCATAGGAAGAACAGCCAAAAGCGCCTGTATCTGTGCATGATTAAGACTGATACGGTTGGTTTTAATGATGCCCTGCGCCTTGAATTGTTGCTGTGCTATAGCCAGATGTTTGTCATATTCCGCCAGCAGAATATCTGCCATCGATGTCGCTTTAATCAGAAAACCTGAAACAGTCTTAACCGGCATCTGCTCAAGACGCGCTGCCGCTGCTGTTGTCTCAGGAGTCTGGCCAGAACGGTCAGTTGCAATGTGAATCAGACGGGATAACAGTGCCTCTGAGCCATCAACATCAGCATTCTGCGCGATGACAATCGCCCCCTTAAACGGAGGTTCGTAGGTTTCGTTATTGTTTGTCTTTATACCGAGTGCACGGGAAGCACGGCCGTTGTAAAGCGACTTCAGTTCGTCATAGTCGAATGCCCGAAGGTTTTTGGTTTTCCCCTCAATCGACTGACGATCACCTTCAATCAGAACCACTGGCAAATTCGCAACCTGTGAGAAGTTACGACCACGTGCTGCTGCGGTCGATTTCGATGGATCAAACCCTTCATAATCTTCACGACCACATAGCTTCCACAAAAACTCTATCAGTGTGGATTTCCCAGTTCCCGGCTCCCCCACTATCTCAAGGAACGGATAGGACTTATTGCGCTGACGCAGTTGTTCAGCAAAAAAAGAACCCAGCCAGAAAGCCAGTGCCACATAACCTTTGGTCCCAAATGCCGTCCATATGTCATTTGCCCAGCTCGTATCAAAATCACGCAGATCAACGTTCAGATTTAGCGATGGTGTCATGCTCAGACTTTTTATAGATAGTTTTTCGATATCAAAATAATCCTCTTCATTAAGAGTAAAAACTCGTCCCTTGCTGATGGCCACATCATTAAATATCCAGGCATTGTGGTCTTTATTAAAACCGAGCCAGTTCATGGTATTTACCTCTTTGATGTTTTGCAGAGAACGAAAGATGATATCCAGCTGTTTTGTTGTACCGGTAAAGAGAGCACCTTTGGCCATGTGCAATAGGCGCTTTTTAAACTCTGCAGAACTGGTCAACTGACTGGCGGTAAACGTGCTTTTTACCGTCGGCATATTGGGCGCCATAACACGCAGGTAATACCACGCTTCATCGGTGGGTTTTGATACCTGGTAATACAGCGGTTGCATCACGCAATTGGCGATTTCTTCAAGGCTTCCCGATTCCTTAATGGCTTTTTCTTTGGCAAGTTCATCGTCAAATACCCCCTCCAGCTCCTGTATGCGATCGTATGCCCTAGAATATTTTTCAAAGTCCAGTTCAAACCAGTAAGTGCGAAAACCAAAGGTAAAGTAGAAGCTGCGCCAGCTGTTGTGGTTGTACATCTCCAGCGCCTTCGCTGCCGGGCTTTCTGCCAGCAGTAAACGGCCGTAATGGCGATACTGGGTAATATTGTGTGATCCTAGCCGCTCACGCAAATACAGGTCATTCCAGTCGAGAGAAGATCCGTTCTCCGATGGCAATGCAGCAGAGACTTCCCAGCCCGCGTCCCGGGCGCGACGAGCAAATTTTATGATATGGCTGCGGCCGGCTTTATCATCATCAAATGCCCATATCAGGCGCGGACGTGGCTTATCACCAAGAATTTCAGCCAGCATATCGAGCAGCGCCTTTGGATAATTTACGCTGCTGAGAGTGGCCACTGCTGCCCTACCTACCTCATTAAGTGCGATGGCGTTAAAAATACCCTCGGTAATCCATATCTCTTTCTGTTCGGACAAATCCAGACCAGGGTATTCCCACCAGTACCCCGCATAGTTCCCTATGAAATTGGCTTTCTGGTTAAAACGGTCTGGCTGATCAATGATTCGCTCCCAGCAGCTGCCGTTCGCCAGCTTAAACTTCACCGTGGCGCTACCGAGGTTATTCTTGATAAATGTGCCCTGGGTATAACAACCCGCGAGTTTGCTGGTATCAAGGCCACGAGCTTCACGCAGATAGGCTTCAGCAGTGGCATTCGGTGTTTCAGGTGTTGGCTGGTAGCGCTTTGACCAGTCTTCAAAAATATCCCGGTACAACTCCTTGACCAGTATCTCTTTGCCACATTTATTTTCACGGCCACATTTCAGCATCCAGGGTTTTTCGATACTGGTAAAAAGCTCTTTCTTGTGACAGGCAGGGCAAACACCCTGCTGCAAATACTGTTCACGCTCTTTAAAGGAGAAGTCATTAATTAACCGTCTGACAACTTCCTGTTGAATAGTGACGTTCATAGGAACCCCGGTAATAAAATAACCATAAAGGCAAAAAGCTAAATTCGAAATTGTTTGTTATAACGCTCATGAGTCATTAACACCCAGCGCTTACCGCCATCTTTACTGAGTAAGCGCCAGCGTAATGACACATTCACTTTAAGGTAGTGATGAGGCTTAACAATCTGATAATTCTTTTTGCCACTGTAATATTCATTTAGCAGAATGAAAGCTTTATTAATGACACTTTCACTTGCATGAGAGGTCACTGTCAGCATAGTTATTTCACACTGGCTATTTTAACGAGATACATCCAGACATAAGAAACAATTTTTATGTTGTGGATTGCATGGTTATATGCATTTCGAGTGAAGGTATACGGAATAATACTGTCCATGTTAAGTCCCAGAGTCGAGGCAAGTTCAACCATGGTAATAACGGACTGCTCATTGCCATGGGTAAAACACTGTCCTGCAAACTTATTCAAAGCATGACGCAACACAGAACTGTGAAGTGATGGACACCCATTCCATAACTTCACACTCGCGGGGTCAGCATGCTCATTGACGAATGAGTAGAAATCACATATGGCTAGTTCTATATCCTGACAATCATCATCAAGTAACTGACAACGGACTTCTGAGGGCTGGCGTAACCACCACTCTATAGCTTCCGCACTGACTGTACCACCGTTACCCATCGCATCATCAAGACTGATGCGACGATAAAATGTTTCACCGATCTCACCAGTTTCAGGATTGAAGAAAATTGCAGCAATAGCCGTAATTGCTGCAGTTGATTTATCATCCATTGCCTCTATATCAATCATCAAATGTTCCATAATATTCCCTTAACGTTAAACAGCTTTCAGATTAGAGTTATTCTGTATCATTCCACCAGATGCCAATGAAGAAAGCATCGGAATATTATCTCCTGTTGGTATATCTCCATTAAAAGCCATCAGGGTAATTTTGTGCAGTTCGTCGAAATCATCTATGTCGTTATTAAACCTCGCGGTTGCCGATATTCCTTCCAGACATTTAGCCAACTGAAGATTTAACTCCATTAAATGAATACCGTCACTGTGAACAGAGTAGTTTTCTTTATCAATTGCTGTTACCTGTACGTGATAACTCTGCAACAGGTTACGAATAAGCGTGGCATATTTGCTTTTCATAGTTAATTTCGCATTTTTTAATGAGGTTAATATTTAACTCTGAGTTCTGACTTTCTCTGTCGTGAAAAGACGATTTTTCCAATCGTGCCATTCAGGTGGAGCTTCCTTGGCAAGATGCTCAACATAGGCATCCCACTCGCCACGATGAATATAAATTTCGCCACCTTTCTTAGAAGGATTAAGAGGGTCTTTCATGCGGATCACCGGCAATTTTCCAGCCATAGCCATCTTGCGAATTGCTGCAGGTGTTTTGCCTATATATTCAGCAAAAAGCTCTGGCGTCACCAACACTGAAAGCACGTTTTCAGCTGGTTCCTTCATCTGTGATATCCTCCATCAGTTTAGGTTCCTAAGGTGCTTTAAGACGTCTTAGGGTTTAAAAGTCGTTATTCAACAACCAAAGAATAGTCGTTAGGTAACAACCATGTCAAGAGACTATGCGGATAAACTCCGACAAATTAGAAAAGCAGAAGGAATGACCCAGAAAGTGTTTGCAGAACATACAGGGTTAGCCCTTGGGACTATCAAGTCATACGAGGCAGGACATCAATCAGCAAGGTCAGAAATTGTTGAGCGTGTTGTGAATATTTTGCAGTTTGAAAAATACACTCTCTGGCTAATGACAGATAAAACAGCACCAGCAGCGGGACAGATTGCTCCGCCTCTCTCCCCTGATGGGCAAGGCGACAAAAAATCATCCCGCTCCATCCAGAAGGCTGGCTAATCGTTTGGTTTTTCTATGCGTTAAATCAAAATTTACATAATGACTCAGACATCGGAGGGCTTCGCTATGTCGATTAAGAAGCTCGATGATGGTCGTTTTGAAGTGGATGTAAGACCGCGCGGAACCTCAGGAAGAAGGGTTCGACGGAAATTCAACAGAAAGGCAGAGGCTCAGGCATATGAAAAATATGTTCTGACTAACTTTCACGATAAAGATTGGCTGGACAAACCGGCAGACAGAAGACTGCTGTCTGATTTGATTTCCATATGGTGGAGTTACCACGGTAAGAATCACAATTATGGTGACTCATATAAAAAGCGCTTGGATAAAATCAATCGCGAAATGGCCGAACCTAGAGTGTACGAACTTACCCGCAACCTCCTGATGAAGTACCGTGCAAACAGGCTTCATAGTGGAGTCTCTGCCGGCACGGTTAACAGAGATTTCTGTGTCATGTCCAGTATGTTCAGCCTGCTGATCGATATGGAGGAATTTCATCACGAAAACCCATTCCATGCCGTGAAGAAACTACGCCTGGAAAATACAGAAATGTCGTTCCTGTCCGAAGAAGAGATCCACAATTTGCTGAACACTCTTACCGGGGATGACTGCAAGGTTGTCGTTCTTTGCCTGAATACAGGCGCACGATGGGGTGAGGCCAGCAATCTCAAAGCTGAACACGTTATAAGTAACCGTGTAACGTTTGTTAAAACCAAAACTGGCCCGGCACGTACTGTACCTATATCTCAAGAAATCGCGGACTATATCCTTACGCGGAAATCGGGGAAATTGTTCGACACTAACTATGAGCGAGTTCGTGATGTGCTACGTAAGGTAAAACCTGACCTGCCAAGAGGTCAGGCTCTGCATGTTTTACGCCACACCTTTGCCACGCACTTCATGATCAACGGGGGAAATATAATCACCCTGCAGCGAATTCTGGGGCATACGACCATTGAGCAGACAATGACGTACGCACACTTCGCTCCGGACTATCTGTCTGACGCAATTCGATTCAATCCAATGCGCGGGAGTGTCCATATAATGTCCACCAAATAG